CCCACCTCGAAAGAGGATCTTACACGGATGTCAACCCGTGGAAGAGAGGGAACCTGATTCGACAATGCAAAGCACTTCGTATTGTGCTAAGCTTACGTCGATGACGTTCTTCACGTCGGTCATCAGGTCTCCTACGTACCACGACACGTTTCGTTTCGCAATCCACTTCCCTAAAGAAGCGGCTCGTGTCGGAGAGAAACCCAGTTCAGGGCCACTCTCTTTCTCGTGATGCCACCAGATGTATAGTCCTACGAAAGAACTATCATCATCAACACAGGGCTTACACCTCTGTGCTAAGACCTTCCGGGGGGCATCCCCCGTCACAACAGCATCAGTACGCTGAAGTGATTGACCACCGTGGAGACTCTCAGGTATCTGTTTAACGAGATACCGATAGAGTTCAAGAACTATACTGGTCGCCGGATCCCCAATAAAGTAGAGGGGATCCTTAAGCAACCAGTCTAGAGCCTGATTTGCCAATTGTATGACATCCGTCATATTCTTGACACGCTCACGGTAGAAGAAAGGGGTGACATCACTCCCATTTGTGTACCAACCGCCGCAAGATTCGCGGAAAGGCCCGGTCATGAACGTTTTGCTTTCATTCATGATAAAGCCGAAGAACGGGAGTACACGGGTAAGTATCCGTGCGAGTTCGGGGACGACAATAATGTCGTCACCGAAAACGGATATTTTCCCAGGGATACCATAGGCACGTGCAGCACCGCGAGCGAGAGCCCAAAAGATCAAGGACTCTAACTCGAAGGTGAAGCCGTTACCCATGGAAGAGAACATCTCCAGCTGATGTATACTACCATCAGGGAGTACCGTTTGCTTAAGACGCAAGTCATCAAGCACACGGAACCATTCAGACGGTAGCAGACTTTTAACCACCTCGCGAGAGATGGTATCAGAAGCACTGGATAGGTCTATCGTCGCATACGATCGCGACTTTGACCCCACAAATGCCAGATGCCGGTTTTGGGATTGATCCTGAAGGTTAATTCCGAATCGGCGCAGCTTCTTTCGAATCTGCAAACCAAGCATCCTCTGGAGATACATATTGCCCTCTGGCTCTTTACAAGCCACACGGTCAATATGTGACGACTTTGGTACGGTAAACATAATACTTGAACGTACGATCTCGGCATGAACACCCGAGGTCGTGTACTCTTCCCAAAGCTGAGAGGAACAACGAATGTTCTCCCAGTAAGGAAGAGCGTCCAATGTTATGTGCGCCTTTCCCTCGAACTTCTCTGCAATTGCCAGCTCTCCACGCTTGACACGCGTGGATGCACCACCGGTAAACTCACCAAGACTAGTAAAAGTAGGTGATTCACCGATAGTATGCTGGATCGCTTGTGCTGCATACGCAGCTACACGCGAGAAGACATGACTTTCGCCCCCATTAAAACGGGTAAAGCGGAGGTTGGTCTTCCGGTTGCGAAGTTCAGCACGCAGCCATTTCTGGACGGCTGCGTCTGCTCTCTCATTCGGAGAAGCAGCTTCCTTATGATCGTAACCGGGTAACCGGGGCAGATCTGGGGAAGCGTACTTGCTCCAAAAGGCACGATAAAGCACGTGATCACGTGCGTATGATCGTCCTTCATGCATATGGGTAGAGGTTTTCCACGGTACCCTAGAATCACAAAACCCTAGGCTGCCGTGAAGCTTTTCACCCATCAAGTCTACTATCTTACGATGTATTCTTGATGCATGTTTAATAGAGAGATCATTCGGGGAGGTCTTCTTCTCTGCGTTCTTTCTTATGACGCAGGAATTTGGCCTTGTCATAGGACTGTTCCTCAATGACATCAAGCAAGCGCACTATTACGCTTGCTAGTGTGTGCAAGATCAACCTCAGCATCAGTTGCTAAAGGTGATCATACCGTCGACCGGCATCTCGTACTTCATCGAAGTCTGCATTCCGTCATGAGACGGTGAGGTGCAGGCTGCGAGGAGAGGCAAGAGAAGGGAAAGGAGCATAGGCTTCATCAGCCATAAACTCCGCCCAGACCCACAATAGTATCGTGGACCAGGGTTTTCCCAGTGCCGAGCGAGTCTGCCAACATACCAACGAGGTTGGTACGTTCCTGGGTCGTCGACATTTCGTCGAAGATAAATTCCAGGGTGGCATACGCGGTTCGAACCGTAACGGGTCGTGAGACACCGTTGATCGTTTCGGTTTGCACGACGGGGACAGCCAAGTTGATCTTCCCCTTGAACTTCGATCCGGACTTCCGCATCGAAAGGGCGAACTTTTCATCGCTCGCCGGTACGCCCGTCGACCGTACCACTAGCCCAGTGCCGTCTTTGACGTCACGAGGGGTAAAGGTATGGGTAACGGGGGTGGACTCTCGATCGACGATCGAGAGGTTCTGAAGTGCTGGCATCTTTCGACTCCTTATGCCAAAGCAGTGTGTAGCAAAGCTAACGCGCTTGCAATGCGTGTCGAGGAGGAGAAGGGTGATCTGAAGTACAAACGCGGAAGTACCATGGAAGAGTAAACGATCCTCTTCGTTGTCATGGAACTAACGTGAAAGTGATTGAGTTTTCCCGATAAGTAAGTCGGGAGTTCGCAATACCTCACGGAAAAGGAGCTAGCAGTCCAGGTCGTCAACGACGCACCTTTAAAGCTAAGTCCACAACTAGCAGAGAGACCCGAAAGGAAGTTCCCGAAAGGGATCAACCAATCGATCACGAAGGAATAGGGAAGAAGTTCCCATCCTAGTGACAATGGGTTTATGAGACCCAAAGAATCTGCTGTTGCTAGTTCAGCGTTTGTAACAACCATGTCTATGCGGAATTTAGCCCCAGCGACAATTGTCCCGAGGGGTTCCCATTTACCATATGAGGTATATGGGCGCACAGGCAATGGCCACGGTTCCTTGCACTCTCGCTTCGCAGAAACCAGAAGTGGTTTCTTCGATTGATCAACGAGGCGTCGTGAGACTGCCTCGATATCAGAGAGTAGGGGTGCCCAACCGTACTGGTATTCAAGCCAGCGGTTAGAGATACCCTTACCTATATCACCAAATTTGGTGGCCCGGGCGTAAGCCCGGTTAAGTTGCCGGTTCCTCTTCCGAGCATACTTAATATAGGCTCTTTTACTATCAAATGCGCTAGGCGCAAGTTTTGGTAAAAGATTAGGAACCATATACGACCCAAGTGCAGAAACGAAGCCTTTAACATCTCGCTTGCGAGCTGCTTTTACGGCTTTCGCGACTGTCTCGGCTAAGCCGAGAAACGAACCGATGGTCTGGTTAAGAGTAGCGATACTCTCACCGAGATTAAGATCTGAGTCTTTGATCTTATTCAAACCTTCGGTCACTGCGCGATTCTGGAGATTTGTCGAGGTTTTAGGACCTTTGTTAGCTCCAGATACACCCGCATATATGCCAGCATTGAGCGAATCCGTGGGGTAACCCTCGGACCCGGTCATTCGGGTCTTCCTCCCAGAGGCATTGAGGCCGAAATAATCCCATGAAGGATTATTGTCGTTCCCTTGGCCGAAGAGAAGATTACCGATAGTTTGCTTATCACCCTTGAAGTCTTTGAAAGACTGGCTACCGCCAGCGATCTTAGACCCATTGAGTGCACGCGAACTAACTTGGCATACGTACGCCTGGAAGGGGGTTGGATTTCTCCAACCATCAACCAGATTCGACTTACCAGATACGGGCTTTTGCTTATCAAGCATTAACCTAGTCCTGGTACTGGTCGTAGGTGGCGTTTCTACGGGGTAATAACTCGTAGTGTAGGTCGTGAAGACCTTACTCTTTGAGGTACCCCAAGGACTCGTTGTAGAGTCCCCCTGGACGATGTGTTTCAATTTGTGCTATACTCCTTGCCAAGGAGCGTCATGGACGAGCACACGGGAACCACGTCTGACAAAGACGACCCTCAGCTACGCTGACGGTTGCATACCTCTCTTGAGGCATGGATGGTTAACACCCACCCGTGAAA